GATCAAGTCCGCTGAACTCAGCATCGAGTTCCTTCAGGACGTCGACGCCTCGAAGATCGACTCGATCATGTGGCCGCTGCTCGGCACCGTCGTCCCGTTCGAGACCCGCCTCGACAACGCCGCGGTCGGCACTTCCAACCCGAAGTACGCCGGCAACGTCCTGATCAACGGATGGAACCCCATCGAGGGCTCCGTCGGCGACGAGGCGTCGGTGTCCGTGGGCTACCCGACCTCGGGGGCCGTGACCCGCGCGACCGCCTGATGGCCGGCAACCCGCCGTTCCAGCTCAGCTGTACACACGAGGGGTTGGACGCTCTGGTCAAGGCCATCCGCAAGGAGGCCGACGGCAAGCTGCTCCGCAAGGAACTCGCGAAGAACATGCGCGATGCCCTGAAGCCCGGAGCTGTGATGGCCAAGTCCGGAGTCATGTCGATGCGGTCGGCAGGGCTGGGCACGGGCCCGTCCCTGCGGTCGGGCATAGCGAAGAAGATCCGGCCCGAGGTCAAGCTCGGGGGCCGCTGGTCCGGCGCCCGCGTGAAGGCGTTCAAGACCCCCGGCCTGCGCGGCTTCGCCAACGCCGCGAAGCGCACGAACCGCCGCAACGGCGGGTGGCGCACCCTCACCTACGGACACGAGCCGTGGCGTACGCAGGAAGGCAAGCGGCAGTGGTTCGACCGCGCCTTCGAGAACGACGCGGACGCCTACCGCCAGGCCGTGCATGAGGCCATGGAGGACATGGCCGCCCGTCTCATCTCCCGCATCCCCTCCGGATAGGACCCCCCGATGTTCCTGATCTACCAGCCCGAGGGCCAGGCCGAGCCGACCCGTTGGCGCTACAACCCGAAGAAGCTCATGTCGGTGGAGCGCGAGGACATCGAGCGCCGCACCGAGAAGAACTTCGCCGAGTTCACGACCGCTGTCCTCCAAGGCAACTCGCTGTGCCGCCGCGCCCTGCTGTTCACCTTCCTCCGACGCGACCACCCGAAGACAAAGTTCGAGGACGTCGACTTCGCGTGGGACGAGCTGCGCCTGGACTACTCCCGCCAGGAGTGGGAGCGGATGCGGGAGAGCGTCCTGGAGACGCAGCACGGCGACCAGCTGGCCAACTCGCTGGCCGTCATGGACAAGGCGATCGAGGAAGCGTTCGACGACTCCGGTGAAGAGGGAAAAGCGGGGCTGCCGATCGCCGACTGAGGCAGCTCGGCAATGCCGCCCACCTCCTGCACATCCGCCCATGGGAGTGGGACCTGATGACGGTCGAGCAGGCGGACGCCGCCCTCGACTGGCTCGACTCGTACAAGAAGTCCAACGACGAGGCCGCGGCGAAGCTCAAGAGCTGACCCGCTGCTGACACAGGAGGTGATCCTGTGTCGGACACTTCGCTGGTCTTCAACCTCGTGGCGCGCGACCAGGCGTCCGGTGAAGTCTCGGCGATGGGCGAGAACTTCAACACCGCAGCGGCCGGGATCGGTGTCGGGTTCGCGGCCGTCCTCGGCGCGTCCGTCATGCAGTCCATGGACATGGAGGCGGCGGGCGACAAGCTGGCCGCGCAACTGGGTCTCGGTCCGGCCGAGGCCGCCGAGGTCGCGCAGGTGTCCGCCGGCGTCTTCAAAGCCGGGTGGGGCGACTCGATCGACACGGTCAACCTGGCGGTCAAGGGCGTCTACCAGAACATTGGCGACACCTCGACAGCTGAGGGTGGCCTCGAAGGCGTCACCACCAAGGCCCTGGCCCTGGCGTCGACGTTCGATCAGGACGTCACCGTGGCCACGGCCGCCGCCGGGCAGATGATGCGTACTGGTCTGGCCGACAACGCCGACGAGGCGTTCGACATCCTGACCGTCGGCCTGTCCTCCGCCGCAGACAAAAGCGGGGACCTGCTCGAAACGTTCAACGAGTACAGCGTCCAGTTCAAGCGGTTGGGCATCGACGGGCAGACCGCCACCGGGCTCATCGCCCAAGGACTTGAGGGCGGCGCGCGTGACGCTGACCAGGTCGCCGATGCGCTCGGCCAGTTCGGTGAACGCGCGCTCGCCGGCGGCACCGCGGTCGATGACGCGTACAAGTCCATCGGCCTCAACGCCGACACGATGGCGGGAAAGATCGGCGCGGGCGGCAAGTCCGCCGAGCAGGCCCTGGGCCTGACCCTCGAAAAGCTGCGCGGTACGAAGGACGAGCAGGTGCGGCTCAACGCCGCGGCGGCGCTGTTCGGCGACCCCGCGAACGTCATGGGTGACGCGCTGTACGCGCTGGACCCGGCGACCGCTGCTGCTGCTGCGGGCATGGACAAGGCCGGCGGGGCGGCCGACCGCATGGCCAAGCAGGTCAGCGACAACCCGAAGGCCGCGTTCGAGTCCTTCAAGCGGACCGTCATGGTCGAACTCGGTGACGCCGCCGGGTTCATCGGTACGTTCGCCATGGAGAACCAGGGCGCCATCAAGCCCCTGATGTACACCTTCGCCGGACTGGCCGCCCTGGTCCTGACCGTCAAGGGCGCCATGATGGTGTACGCCGCGGTGTCGGCAGTCGTCACGGCGGCACACACGGTCATCTCCGCGTCCTGCTGGACCGTGATGGGCAACTGGGGCCGGATGATGGCGATGGGCCTCATGGCCTACGCCCGCATCGCCGGTGCCGCTGTCCTGTCCGCCGCGACCACAGGCGCGGCCTGGGTTGGCAGTGCCCTGGTGTCGATCGGTACGTGGATCGCGGCCGTCGTCCGCGCAGCTGTCACCAGCGCCGCGCAGTTCGTCCTGATGGCCGCGCGCGCCGTCGCGTGGGCCGCGGTCATGGCCGCCCAGTGGATCATCGCCATGGGACCGATCGGCTGGGTCATTGCGCTCGTCGTCGGCCTGGTCGCGCTGATCGTCCTCAACTGGGACAAGATCAAGAACTTCACGAGCAAGACGTGGTCGGCGATCTGGGGCGCGATCAAGAGCTTCGGATCGATGATCCTCAACTACATCAAGTCGATCCCCCTGGTCAGCTACTTCATTCAGCACTGGGACCGCATCAAGTCCGGCACCGTCAACAGGGTCCTCGGACTCGTCAGCTACGTGCGCGGTATGCCCGGCCGCATCAAGTCCGCGCTCGGCGGCCTGGGGTCCCTGCTCTACAACTCCGGCCGCAACGTCGTGACGGGCCTGTGGAACGGCATCAAGGGCATGGGTGGCTGGCTCAAGGGCCAGTTGATCGGATGGGCGAAGTCCACGATCCCGGGGCCGATCGCGAAGGCTCTCGGGATCGGCTCCCCGTCCAAGGTTCTGGCGGACGAGGTCGGTCACTGGCTCCCTGCGGGCGTCGCCAAGGGCGCCGAGGACAACCGGGGCGTCATCGACAAGGCCATGGCCGGGTTGGTCACCGCCCCGTCCCCGTCCTCCGCGATGAGCATGGGCCGCGGCATGGCCCCCGCCATGGCGGCGCCGATGTACGGGCCCGGCTACGGGCAGCAGGTCGTGCGCTTCGAGTTCACCGGCGCCGACCGCGAGTTTATGACGTTCTTCAAGAAGATCACCCGCACGGACCGCGGCTGATCCCGCCCCCGGACAGTGAAGGAGGCGGGCTGTGGCGTTCCCTGATGACCCGCTGGATCCCAGCGTCAGCGTCCTCGTCGACGGGCAGTGGGAAGAGGTCGCCGCCGAGGTCTACACCCGCTCGCCGATCAGCATCGAGCGGGGCCGCGCCAACGAAGCGGCTGTCGTCAACCCGTCCAAGGGCACGCTCGTCTTCGACAACCGGTCGGGGGACTGGTCACCGCGTAACCCGCGCTCCCCGCGCTTCGGGAAGATCGGCCGCAACACCCCGCTGCGGATCGCGGTGCCCGGCACCGTGCCGTACCTCGCGCTGACCGGCGACTCCGCCGACACCGCGTCCACCCCGGACCACAGCAGCCTGGACATGACGGGAGACCTCGACCTGCGGGTGGAGGTCTCCGGAGACCTGTACGGAACGGCCACGACACGGAACCTGATCGGCAAATGGGTCGACGGCGGCGACACCTCCTATCTGCTTCAGATCTCCACCACCGCGCAGCTCCGCATGCGATGGTCCCCCAGCAGTGGGTTGTTCAACTCCTGGACGGTGCCCCTGCCCGGAGGGCTGCCCCGCCGGGTGGCCCTGCGTGCCGCCCTGGACGCGGATGACGGGGCCGGCGGTTTCCTGGTCCGTACGTACTGGGCGCCGTCCCTGGCAGGGCCCTGGACCCGATTCGGAGCCGAGTTCGCCCCCGGTGTGGGCACGACCAGTGTCGCCAGCACAACGGCGCCCCTCACCATTGCGCCCACCACCCCGTCATCCAGCACGCCGGGAGTTCCGTACGACGGTCAGATCTTCGCGGCCGAGGTACGCAACGCCTCGGGCACGGTCGTCGCCAGCCCGGACTTCACCACCCAGACGCCCGGCAGCACGTCGTTCGTGGACAGCACGGGCAAGACGTGGACCCTGGTCGGCGAGGCGGAGATCACCACCCGCCGGTTCCGGCTTCACGGAGAGGTGCCGTCGTGGTCGCCCCGCTGGGACGTCTCGGGCAAGGACATCGAAACGCCGGTAGAGGTGGCGGGCGTCATGCGCCGGCTGCTTCAGGGTGACAAGGCCCTCGACAGCGCGCTGCGCCGCAGCGTGCCGACGTCTCAGGGGATCTTGGCGTACTGGCCCATGGAGGAGTCGGCCGGCGCGACACAGGCGTACTCGCCCATGGCTCGCGTCAAGCCGATGAACGTCACGGGGATGCAGTTCGCCCAGGTCGACACCCTGCCGTCCTCGTCGCCGCTGCCCACCCTCAAGGCCCCGTCGTCGCTGCTCGGTACGGCGCCGGCGCCGCCCGCCGGTTCCCTCGGGTGGAGTGTGTCCTGGCTCTACCGGCTGGACCAGGCCCCGGCGGTCGAGCGCACGTACATGGGCATCACCAGCAACGGCACTGTGCGCCGGTGGGCGTTCACGTTCGCCGCGTCCATCTCCCGCATCGTCGGGTACGACAGCGACAGCAACGAAGTTGTCAATCAGGCCGTCGCCACCGGGTCCGACCTGTTCGGCCAGTGGGTACAGGTGACCTTTCGTGCGAGGCAGTCCGGCGGTTCTGTCGAGTGGCGCATCGACTGGCGCGACCCCGGCGGCGACGCGGGCGGCTTCGGCACCACGTACACCGGAACGGCCGGGCGCTGCACCGGAGTCACCAGCCCGTCCGCCGGCTTCCACGCGGACCTCGACGGCATGGGGCTCGGTCACATCGGGATCTTCTCCCTGTACCAGCCGTCCGCCTACGACGGCGCCGTCACCGGCTACGCCCCCGAGACAGCCCTGACCCGCATGGCCCGGCTGGCGTCCGAGGAGTCGAACCTGCCGCTGTCGTGGGTCGACGGGAACACCGACCAGGACTCGGAATGGCTGGGCCCGCAGCGTCCGGGCAAGCTCCTGGACCTGGTCCAGGAGGCGGCCGACGCGGACGGCGGCCTGCTGTACGAGAACCGTGACGCGCTCGCCCTGATCTACCGGGATTC